CCTCATTGATCAGATCAAATTCTGTTTCCGGTGAAAACTCCACACGCCATAAGGTCACGGCAACCTTATCTCCTTTATAGGTATCAACACCTTTAAAGAAGAAGCGGTATTCATTGCCGATATCGTTTGCAATCGCCGTACGTGTTAATTTTCCGGCTTTACCTGACCACTTAACGTCACCAGTCGGTGCAATATTAAAAATCACTGTACCGAATGCCGAATCGAGTACATAGGTACTGGCATCAATATCTGTATCAGCGCCATCTTTAAACTTAACTTCTGATAGATTACGCTCACCCAGATCAATCATAGTCCCAGCTTCAACAGTACCTAGTGAGCGATCAGCGATAGTGCTTGCAGATACTTCAGTAACTTTACCACTCATCACCATGGCAAGATTTTGCTTGGTTACCTCTTCCAGGGTGCCGCTTACAGATACTCCTGTCTGCTTTCGTAGTACTGCATCTTTCGTACGAAAACCTGTTTTTGACTCATAGTGATCGGTTGAATCCGAAGTAATTTGAAGCTGCAGGGCCGGCATACTTCCTACTGGAAACATACCTGATACTGCACCATTAATAATTTTAGCCAGGAACAGTTCACCCTGTAACGAAATAACATCTGGTTTATTTCCCATCTGCTTTTACCTCTTTTGTAGTTTTTGCTGCAGCTGGTTTCGACTCTTCAGAGGGCTTTTCTACCTCCTTGATCGTACCTGCATCTAATTGCTGTCGGATTTCAGCATCGGTGAGTCCACCCACGAAATCCCCTTTTTTGAAACGCCCTAATGGTTGTTGGGCTACATATTGCTTTGCTGCCATGATTGGCTCCTAGATAAATCGTTCTGATTCAAATACTGCGGTGAGATATGCAAAACCTGTACTGAAGGCTTCTTTCACATCAACCAGCATCAATTCCCCACGTGCCGAGGCTGGCTTCCAGCCTGAGAGCAACTGAATAACATCTTCAAGAAGATTACCCGCCTGATCTGTTACCGCTGAACCATCTATAGACTGTGAACGGGCATTTTTACAGGCCACGGTGACCGCCCACTGCTGGCTGATCATATTCATTTTCCCCTTACCCGCACTATCCTTAGGGCGAATCCTCACGAAGTTGACGTGAGCTGATGGGGTTACCTGAGCCATTTCAGTCACCAGTACAGAGTTCAACGGCGTATAGATCTGCTTGAAATCCGGAATCTCCTTGAGCTTCTCGGCAATTTCTCCACGTACTGCAAAAAAGTCAGACACCTATATGCCTCCCGATAATATTAAGGATCTCTTCATCATCATCCTGATTGATGCCCAGAAAGGTACGAGAAGGAATATTGACCTGTTTCACTTTCCTGAACTGGCCACCCACTGCAAAGGTTAAGTACTCCGCCGTTTTAGGCAGAATGGTTGCACCAAAATGAAAGACATGGGCATACATTTTGTTTGAACCCCACTCAACACCATCAGGGCGCAGGTTATAGTGCAATTCATTCATTAATTCACCCGTATCACGGCCTGTTTGACCATTTTGCATCCGGGCCCGCCACGACTGTTTCCATGGATTACCATCTACATCATGCTGACCGATAAACCGGTCTTGAGTGGAATAAACTCCATAGCCACCAATCTCGACAAACATATCCTCCTTTCTGCTGTCGAAATCGGCCATATGCTGCAGTACTGCCATTACGGCAGATTCATTGTCAGGACGAATTGTTATAGTAAAAGCCATACCTCCTCCTTATTTAAATGAAGGCATCTTGTCTAGCGTTTCATCACCAAACACGCCTCCTACATAACTGGTTCCGATGGGCATTGTGGTAGGCCGGCCCTTGGGCTGATCATCTACAATTTCATTGGTTGCGGTCTGGATCTGTAGATGTGCTTTTTCATCTTGTACCCGTTCAAGAAATTTAATCGCATCTTTATAACGGTTACGTACTTCTTCAGTGGACTGCTGGTAATAAAGCCGGTAACGGGCAATATCACAGGCCATGCGGTTCAGATTACTGGGCACATTGGGAAGAGGCAGAGGATAACGGCCACCGATATAACCGTTAATCTCTTCTGCCGCATCCTGAAGTGCTTCATTGATAGAAGCTGCTGCATCTGCATGCATCAGCTTTAGTTCTTCAATGTCATCAGCAAACCGCTTCACCATGTCTGCTTCTGTTGCGTACATAGATCACCTTACTTGGCTGCATCAGCACCCTGTTCAGCTGGCTTGTCACTAGCCTTAGACTTAGACGCCGGCTTGGTCTTTTCAAGCTCAGCCACCTTTGATTTAAGCTCAGCAATTTCCTGCTCAGCCTTGGCTTTATCAGCAGCAGCGGTCTGATTGGCTTCAGTTAAGGTTTTATTAGCCGTGGTCAGCTCTGTATTAGCCTTTTCAAGCTCAGCCAGACGTGCTGCGGTACCATCTGCTTTAGGCTCTTCCGGCTCCTGATATTCTTCAATAGCCCCAGATGCTAAAAGGGCCTGAATACGTTTTGCTTCAAGCCCTTCTATTTCGTGACCTGGACGGAAATGTCCGATCGACTGTCTTGCAATATACTTTGGCATTGAGTTCTCCTTATACAAAGCCACGACCACCCACTAAACCGTTCTTGTTGTTTGGAACAGCCAGTGGAGAGGATTCAGCGAGTAATTGAATGCTTGAAGGATTCTTTTCTTGCCATTGGCTTAAATAGAACTCTAGAGCTTGGCCAAATGCTTCAACGTTTTGCAATGCACAATGTGCGATCCAGCCATTGGCATCGGCAACCAAGCCAAAGAAATCTTCTGGAATAAAACGTTCCGCCACACCTTCCATGCTGTGTTTCACGTCATACGTCCAGATTTCAATATTATCCACTGTGCCGCGGAACTGAGGCTTGTCAGCCTGGTCGAAAGTTGGCGTGATTGGAACACTAATACCTGCATAAGGAGCAATGAACTTTTCTTTAAACTCAGGATCCTTAATCAAGACATTAAATACTTTAGATGTAGTCAAAGCCATATTTGGCGATGTACCTGAATGTTCAACAGCCAAGTCAATCATCGCCTGAATATCCTTAACCGGTGTGGCTCCTGCTTGTCCCCATTTAATTAGAGGTGTGAAGTTACAGGCCGGGTTCCGCTCATAATCCACTTCGTACATCGGGAAATCTGCTGAGGCGAAAATGGTTTTACCGTAGAGTAAGACATCACGGGCAATCAGCAGCTTCCGGTTTTCAATAGATTGACGCAGGTACAGAGCCTTTTGTGCCTGGTCGATTAACAATAGATCTGCATCGGATAAACGATTTGAACCGGTCGCAATTACGCCAAACTGACGTAAGCGTGCGATCAGGGCGGTATTCTGCACTTCACTCGGCATTACCGTCATCATTGGTTTTAGATAAGCAGGCTTCACGAACTTCACGTTACCAGATTCACCTACTTTGATCTGACGGCCAGCTGCAGTCGGAGTAACAAACGGCGCAAGTGGAGTTGCTGTATTGAGCTCACCAACAGGAACTTCCTTTTTGGTGTATGAAACACGTTGAGGGAAAAAGCGATCCATCAACCAGGTATCTACTTTTTGAGTAGTGTCGGTCAGTAGCACGAGTTGTGGCACATCCAGTAATTCAACTGGTGCATTTTGAAATGTAAAAGTTTGACTCATGTCTTAGTTCCCCACCACTTTACGAAGTTCGATTTTATTAGCCAATGCCTGTGCACGTACTGCATCATATTGATCTGCTGTTAATGGAACTCCGTTCACAGTAACTACAGCAATATCGAAAGGACCTTGTGTATAGATTGGCATTTCTAAGTTATTGTTGGCGTGATATGTAGATTGCTCTGCAGTGAAATCTGAAACAGCAATCGCGTTCCAATCCCCTACCACCCCAGTGGTAACAACAGGGTGGTCAGCCACATTATTTGCACCAACGTTGAGTAGATCCCCACGTTTGTATGCAGTTGCTGTTTTTACTTTGGCATTTTCGGTGCGAATACCATCGCCTACCACCAATTGATTGGTCGTAATGGTTTGAGTAATTGTTCCCATTATTTAGACTCCTGAGCTGCCGCAAATTTAGCGAATGCCTGATCCAAAGCTGATCCTTGTGGTGCTTGCCCACCCTGGCCACCAGTAGCCTGATGATTGAACAGGTAGTTCAGCGCAGGATTTACACTTGGTGTTTGTTGTTGCTGCTGGCCAGCTGGTGGCTGCTGTCCACCTGTAGAAAACTGCCGAAGCTGCTTTGCAGTAAAGGCAAAGACGGAATCATCCATATTGGTATATGCAGTTTTATCTTCAGCACTGAATTGTGTTTTAAGCCCTGTTTCTAAAGCTGCAATCTCATCAGCACGTTTCTGGGCTTTAAACTGTTTCAGCTCTTCTAGCGCATCATCACGCTCCTTTTCTGCCTGCTGTTTGGCCTGTTGTGCTTTTTCTAGTTCGGTCACGTCTGTGTCCTCTTTGGTTGGGTTTGAATTGGCTTTGCCTGAGAAGGCTTCAATAGTGGTTTGAGTGTCCGCACCCACCCCACAAATTGTGATTTCATGCACTCGCACATTTCGGAATACATGCAATGGACCAGTAAATTGCTGCCCATTTACTTCAACTGTTTTACCTGGTGCAATTTCTTCAATGGATTCTGGATCAGCCCACCATGACATTTGGAATGGATATTCCTCATCGATGTCTTGCACGATTTCTTTAGCTTTTGCATTGCTAAGAAAATGACCTTTTGCCCTAAAGGTTTGGTTGATTTCATATGAAGTGGCTACACCGACACGCTTACCACCAAAATGTTCTTCAACTAAACCAGTTTTAGCTTTTAGCTGTAATCCTTGGAGGTCAATCACCACACCTGAGCGACCCCAGTAATAGTGATTGTCGATACGACCACCGCTATATACTTCTGCTTCAAATGTTCGGCGCTTTGTTTCACCATCTTCCACTGTAGTGATCGGAACATTTACGGCAGTAAACTGACAGCGCAAATGCTCCTGATTTAGTTCAGGCATTTTTCATGCTCCATAAAAAAACCTCTGTTTCGAGAACAGAGGTTTACAATTCAATGATATATGTTGGTAGTTTTTAGAGATTAGTTCAGAGAGTGAGGTTGATATATAAACGAAATCAGCTTAGTCGTGTGCCTGCCTAAAACTTCGAATTTTATAATTTAATGATAATCCTCCATTTCCAAAATTAAGGTTTAATGATTGATTAGCCTGAAGAGGAAGTGCTTCTAAAGTGTTATCAGGTAGGCGTTTAAAACAAGGATTAACTGTAACCAAGTATTTATCTTTGTCATCAGGACATAAATGTAGACGACAACTGTCAAAATCACAGATTTGGACAGAGTAATCAGTCATATAACCAGTATAACCTTCTGTTAGAGTAGCTCTTCCACCTATAAAATCAGATAAAAAATTAACTGTTCTATCGCTTTCAACCATAATACTCAGATCGTTTTGAGTATCTTTATTCTCCGTACCCTCTTGTATTAAAAAAAGAAAATACTTCATTCCCACCTCATGTAAACTATTATTTTAGTGAACATAATCTATATACTAGGTAGAAATCCTTTTCAATATGTAAAGTATTTCGTCACTCACTATTTCCCTTGAAACTACCTGAAAAGATATGCCTAAGGGAAACAGTACGCCTTGCCCGGCATTTAGCTTATCCAGATCAATACCTAAACCTTTAGCATTCTCAATCTGAATCACGATATTTGAGCCAGAACCTGCAAGCAGTAACGGCGCATCCAGAGTAATGACCTTACCTACCTCCAATGATGCAGCGTAGGCTAGTGAAGCTGATCCGGTCACTGTCGCTGTACTATTCGATGCTACTGCCTGCAACCTGCCTAAATCCTCCTTCAACCAGCGTTTAAGCACTTCCTCAGCCAGAGTGACAGGGGGCTGCTTTAACTGCGCCGTAAGAGCTGAATCATTGCCCTGTACATAATCCAGGAAAGTCTTAATTGTACTTGGACGTATTTCCGGATCTAAAGGTAAAACTGTCTCAACAATGGTTTCAAATAGATCACGGCTCTGCTCATCCATTGGAGCAAATAAACTGGCCAGCTTTTTACTTGCCGTCCACTCGGCTTTGATGACCTCTTTCTGCTTCAGCAAAAATGCTTTATCCATGTCAGAATCCAGGATCTTCTGATCTACCAGACCAGATAGATCGCCATAGGTCATTGGACTAGTACTCCACCCCATTTCCTCAGCCACTTCCGGTAGCTGATCATCTGGCGTAATACCATATTTCAATGCCTGCTTCTCGGTTAAGGCAATCACTGTACAGCGACACATGAAGCCCCACGGCGGGTAATACATGAGCCAGAACGGATCATCGATATGACGAATAATCCGGTTCAATGCCAGGTGACTTGGACGGACCCGGCTATCATCGATAGCTGAATACATCAGGTATGGTCGTTTGTCTCTATTGCGTTGTTGCTGTTGCCAGCGTCCATGACTATACGCCGTCTGAATATTGGTCCTAAAAACATTCTTGAGATAAGGCTCACTTAGCTTGATTTCATTTTTAGCGACCACTTTCTTAAAGTCCTCAAATGTCGAGCCATCTGCAATAGCCTTGTTTACGGCGGCTATCACAGTCTGGATCTGTTCTATGCTCGATAAAAAACTGACCGTGGTGGCCAGTTGTCGTGTCTTGAGATCCAGAGAGTAAAACTCATCAGGCAGTACAATTTTACGAGACCGGGCAAACTGTAAGGCCTCTAAGAATGTGACTGGCTTCATTTCCCCTCACTTGCTGTCATATACCCCAGCACATCACCTGCATATAAAGCCCGTTCCAGATTCGCCGTGAACTGCGACTGATTAGCCTCAGGCATTAGCTGCATTAGATGAAAGGCCAGTTCTTCTGGTGTTCCACTCTTCTGCAGGAGCTCGTTTACCTGGGCATTGCTTAAGAGTTCGATATTGTGCTGTGCATCAGTCAGCTCTTCTACTTCCTGCTGTTCAGGTGAAAGTTTTCTGGCATTTGCTGCAAAGCTAAAGGCTTTATGGGGTAGTGCATTGAATTGCTGTATTGGCGTGATATCTGAAGCTACCCCAACCTTGAAATGCTCAGGCTTGATACCGTAGGTTTCAATGATGTACTTGTCATTAAACTGCACACCCAGATCCTTAAGCTTCAAGTCCCGCTCGACCACTTTGACATTAAGGTCCTGTTCACCACCTAGAATGATCGTATGCTTATCAAATCCATTGAGGATACAAAGAGCATCAATCAGTTCCTGGACTGTCGGTGAAATCATGCGTAAGTCAGAATTACGTTTATCCATCCGGACTTCATTGTGCACCACTCCAAGCGCCTTACTGCCACCTCCGTCATTCTCAGATGTCATTGTTTGACCAAGAACAACTTTCTGGACACGTCGGACCATGACTTTATCAAAAGCTTCAAATGCAGAAGCACCTGCACCAGAGAAGTTAGTGCCCACTGTAGTCACTTCATCTTCTGCAGGAATTGATAATATCGATTGTGCATGAGCATTCAGTAAAGCAGCGGTCATCGCATCAATATCTTGCTGCTTACGATTTTGACCACCCACCTTACCGATTAATAACGGCGAACCAAATCGTTCCAGGAACTTCACCCAGAATTTAGTGGAGCTAGTTTTGAAGTACCAGATCCAATATAGCTTGGTGAGTAAGGCTTCCCCATACGGCTGCTTATAAGATGGTTTACGCCGTGTCAGAAAGAACTTGAGCGGATAGGTTTTAAATACATTTACTTCAGCACTTGACTGGGGCTTACGGAAGATCAGTTCACCATTATTTTTAGGCTCAAACCATTCCAGTGGCTTGACCATAATCTCGGCAAGAGTAAACCGGCTATTCTCATCAATCTTATAGTTAGCCTCCAAAACTGAGTAACCGTAGGGACACGCTTCCCATGCACCCGATACAATTTCAAAATGCCATTTGGTGAAAAGCTCTTTTAAAAAAATAGTTTGTTCACCATGATCTTCTACGAATCGCCACGGCGCATTTAAAACTGCATCAAGCCGGGTTTCCATTGCCTGTGATATTTCATCATCCGTCATTAAGACCGAAAGACGTTGCCGAGAAAGTCCAGCTTGACGCAATACTTCATCAACATCAGCGGCACGGCCCATAGCAAAAGCAAGATTCTCTACCGCCACACTAGTCATTAAGCCTGCTGATTTTGGCTTTGTCTCTTTCTGTTTGTTTTTGGATTTTGCCATATTAAAAACCTTGTTTAGAATCTGCGTGTACCACCTCCACCTGGTATTAATCGGGCAGGCGGCCTTATGTCACTAAAGCAAATCATGACACTGTCAGCGCGGTTCGGAGATAGTGCACCATCGGGTTGTTTATTCACTAAAATCTTGCCAGCACCATTCTTGCTATAGGTAGGCTGTGACAGTTCTCGTTTAAGTTGTTCAAGCTCTTGCTTGTTTATGTCTTTGGTTGACAGTGAAATAAGACTATCGGGGTCATACTGCATTCCCTGCAAGGCTCGATAAGTATTCTGAAACCTAAGACGCAATGACCACCACATCTGGGCTTTAAGATTGGCAAAGAAGTCTACATTTTTACGTGCCTCAACCATTTCCTGTTCCGGATTATGTACTGCCCCTGATCCCCGAAACGGATTAGTTTCGATTTCTGGAATGCCTTTAGCTTTATTCAGCTCATTAATGACACGTGCATCACCACGCACACCAGCACCCAGACCATCCGCATCATAGAAAAACATATTCAGTTTTAAATCTTGGCATGCATCTATGGCTTTTTGAGTGCTACCAAAAATGTCATCACCAACACCAGACCAGGTATCTAAGTACTGCAGAACAATACCGTGACGCGCAGCAAATGAGTTTTTATCCTTGCCTTCATCCGCCACATCCAGTGCACCATTACGCTCACCAGAAGGCTCTATACCAAGCTTTATGTGAGCATCAACAGCAGCCTGTACCCATGCAGATGGTATCAATACCCCTTCTACTGAAGCAGCGTAATCAATATCAACTTCTTGGGCCAAAACAATGTCATCCAGTGTGGCCAGTTGTTTCTCATACCATGGATAAATCAGTTTGCCATCAAGTTCGACCTGCCAGTTTTTATCCGGATTATCACGCCAGGCCATGGTGAAAACGGCGTAACGGCCACTGAAACGATCCTGGTGAAACTTGTCGCCAATACCATTCGGTGTTGAGCCTTTAATATGGACATTAGTGTTTTGTGATATTGCCGCGTCTACTGCTTCCTGACGTTCTACAAACGCCCACTCATCCAGAAAGTACATTGTGGTCCGTCCACCACGGCCAATGTTGTCTCCTGCTTCACCGGTAACCGTTGCACCGTTGTCTGGATTAATGATCCGCATGTAATTGTCATGCACTTTTTCAATAAAGCCCTTGGGCTTCATCCAGGCTGGCAGCTTGGAATACATATCCCTGAATTTATGAAGCAGTGTTTTTGGGTCACCCTTCTTGTCAACCAGATCCTCTTTTCGGCTCCCCACACCACCCGCAAAGCCTTCTACAAATAACCACCGGTGCAAGTAAAAGCCCAATACAACATAGCTCATACCTTCATCACGGCTTTTTTCAATCAAGCCATGTGTCTGAGTACTTTCACGTTCAATTAACCAATCTACAAGTTCAACCTGACCGGGACGCAAAGCAAAAGGAATATTTGCTGGCAGGCCAAAAGGCATACCTCGTGGATCATAAGTCCATACCCAATGGTTGAACCAGTGTGCCGGATCGTTTTTGCATTTATAGATTTCAGCCTGGATACTTAATTCATTCTGCTCTATCAATATCCGGTAGTAATAACGCCGTGTCATTTCCTCAATAACATCCGGCAGACGTACATTGATTGTCCACTCTTTAATTAGTGGCGCTATATCTTCAATTGCATAAGTCATAACTTGCCATTAATTGCTAAACGCGAAAGCTCCTGAGCGGACAGTCCAGCGAGCTCATCTGGGGTGAATTGATGTGTTGATTTGGTTTCTTGCTGGATCGGACCGCCGTCTTTACCGGTGATTTCCTGTTTAGTCACACGGCCATCAGTCTCTTGAAATGCTTGCTTTAACAGGTTCTGCTTTACGCGCTTATTCCGTCCAGAATCCTCATACATCTTTTGAAGTTCCCTTAAACGAAATGCTTTATTAGCAATTGCTATATCTTCGATATTTTCTCGAAAATCCTGACGAGTTTGATGAAATAGCTCTGTCAATTTCTTGCTTAGGTTTCTGCCTGAAAACTTTGTAGGGTCATAACCCTCACATTGTCTACGGTCAATCTCTATACCAA